GTCCCCAGGTGTCCGCGATTTTAAAGATTCGGACGGTTCGCGCGGATTTCCATTTCCATTTTCGTTTTCTGTTTTCTTTTTCCATTTTGCATTCACGTTTCGCATTGTTGTTCACCATTCGTCGGGGGTGGCGCTTAGTTCGGGGCCTGTCATGTCTGGTCGGGCTGGTCGTCGGGCGTTGGCTCGGGCTTGCTTGACTCCGGTGCCGGCGCTGCGATTGCAGAGCTGGTGCTCGGGTCGGGTGTCCTCGATCTGCCACACGGTGCGGGTGTCCTGATCCCTCGGCAGGATGTGGCCTACGTCGAGGGATGCGCTGGTGCGGGGGTAGGCGTACCGGATGGGGACGCCTCGGAGCAGGCAGCGGGGCGCCTCGCAGTGTTCCTGTCGGACGGTTCGCCAGTACTTCACGATTGCTTTGTAGCTCTTGGTCTTGAGCCGTGGATCGCCGCTTATGGGGTAGCTCTTGGCGGGCATGGTCAGGCGTTGGTGGTGTTGGTCCTGACCGAGGCCAGCCAGCCGTCGCCCATGACCCGGGCGATCATCATCTGGTCGATCAGGGCTTGCCTGCGGTAGTGGTCGGCCGATCCGGTGAATGTCTCGTCCCGGTATTGCCACCTTGGGATGGTGACGGTGGGCGGGGCGAGGGGGTCGGGTTCGACGGGTGAGCGCACGGGCCTCGACCGGGGTAGGTCGGTGATGTCGTACACGCCGTGCTGGTCTGCCTCGATGATCCGCATGGTGACCAGTATGCGGCGGGCCCGAGGCAATCGCCCTCGGGCCCGTGCGCCGTGTCTGGCCAGTCGTCGAGGTGGGCCGGTATCGAACCGGCGACAGCGTCCCGCCTCGAACGTTCCTACCCTCTTCCGGTAGGGCGCCTGTACGGATCCACTTCGGCCGACCAAGGACCCTGGTCGGCGCGCCTGTCAGGCATTGACGGTCCCGCACCTGCTACCGCTTCGCGCCTCGACGTCTGGCTGTTCAGTTATCCCGGTCGGGGGTGGTCAATGCGGGTCGAAACGGTCCGTGCCCGAGGCATCCCCCGGGTTCTATGCCCCCCGACCGGGGCATTGGTCATGGTACGCCGATGCCCCCGCCGTGTTCACGCACGGTGGGGGCATCGGGTTCTCCCAGAGCGGACCCTCGGCGGTGACAGCTCTTCGCCCGCCGAGGCCGAGCATGTTACCCGCCGAGCTCAGCGAGTAGGTCGTCTGGCAGATCGGGCGGGCCCGAGCGTTGCCAGAGCAGCAGGCATACCCCGAATGGTGGTCGTTCGTTGGCGCCGATGTGGGTCTGTCCGGGTTTCACGAATCGCATTCGTCCGGGCAGGAACTCGGACCGTAGCGGGCTGCCTGGCTGGTCGCGGTACGGCTCGACCAGCTGCTGCCATGCGCCTTGCTCGGTTCGGTTGGCTGGTATCAGCATGGCGATCACCTCGGGCCGGCCGGCCGCCCATTCTGTCCATGCTTTGCGGATGAAGTGACCGATATGGGGGTGTGAGTAGGGGGGGTTACACCAGATTCGGCCGGGCCATTCTTGGGTGAGCCCGTTCTGTGCGCGGGTGTAGTAGGTCGGGCATTTGGTGTTGTGTGGTGCTGCTGCGACGTCGAGGGTGAATGGTCCTCCGAGTCGTTCGGCGAGTGCGTTGACGAATGCTTGTTCTGTGCCTCTGTCGTCGATTTCGTCGAGTGCGCCTCTGGCGCTGATCTGTCCGGGGTGGTTGTTGGCCCGGAAGCGGGCGAGGGTCATCCGTGGACCCCCGCAGGTGGTCGGTTGCGCCACCGCTTGCACGCGCTGCACTCGTTGCCGAATCGGCAGTCGCTGTGGTCGTGTTCGTCTTTCTCGGCCTCGGCCATGGTGGGCCGGTCGTCCTCGGTCATTCGCGTACCAGCGCCTCGGCTGCGATCTGGCCTATCTGGTCGAGCAGGGGTGCCTGTGTGAGGGGTGGCTCGGGTGGTGAGCAGAGGCGCGCGATTCGGGTGAGCGCGTCGAAGTGGCGGCGCTCCCGGATGAGCATTGCCTGCCTCATCTCGACTGCGCCCTCATGGTCCATAACGAAGCAGTCAGAGGCTTTTCGGGCTTGGTCCATGAGGATTCCGAGGCGGTTGACTCGGTCCCATTCGGGCTTGTCGAGTAGCCAGGCGAGTGCTTGTGCGGGGGTCATTTCGGTGTTCTCGGTGCGTTCGCTGTAGTCGGCGCCGGCTGCGACTGCTGCGAACACGACGTCGGCGAGCGCGATCATGTCGACGTCTGAGTGCTCTTGCCCCTGCTCGGTTAGGCCGCGTTCGATTGCGTTGTCGATCCGGCTTTTGAGGTTCAGAGGCGGTATGTCGGGTTGGTCGTCGGGTACGGGCCCGGGATCGGCCTCGGCGGGCGTCGGGTTGGGCCAGTGCGGGTGGTTCTCGGCGATCTTGGCGCACCAGGGGTCGGGGTCGTCGGCTGGTCGCCCGCAGTCGGTGCACGGGGGTTCGGGCGCGGGCCCCATGGCGGGTTGGGGGTCGGTGGGTGGCGGGTCGACTGGCAGCAGGGTCGGCCGGTCGACCTCGGACACCGGTAGGCCGTGTCGGTCGATCACGGTTGCTGTCTGGTGTGTTTCGAGGGTGGTGCCGCTGTAGGGCCCGCCGATCACGGTGATCTGTTGCTGATCGGGTGCGGGCGGGTACTGCCACGGGCACTGCGTGCACACCACCCTGCCCGTGTCGTCGGTCGTGCCCCGGAACAGGTTGTGCCCGGTCTCGGCCTGGTGCTGGTCGACAGCCTGCGCGCGGATCATCGGGTGATCTCCTGCCCACAGTGGTTGCATAGCTCGCCGGCACGGGTGAGCCAGTCGAAAGCGCATCCGAGGGCCGCGCAGATGTCGGCGAGCTCGCCGACTGTGGCGGCCCGGGTGCCGTTCTCGATGCGGCCGAGGAGCGCGGCCGAGAGCTTTGATGATCCGTTGGCCATGGCCAGCGCTCTTGCGGCGTCGGCGACGGTCCAGCCGAGCGTTTCGGTTCGGTAGCGGCGGATGCGGGCTGCGATCAGCAGCGACGTCGGGTCGGTGATCTCAGGCATTGATTCGGAACCCTTCGGGTAGGGGATGGCACACGCTGCAGGTCGTAGCGCGGTGGTGCTTGAGCTGGTCGATTGCGTCGATCAGCTGGTCGGCGGTCAGGGTCTGGATCCGGTAGTCGACGATGCCGTGCAGGTTGATCAACCGGGCGAGGATGTCGACGAGGGTGATCCGGTCGCGGGCGAGGGCGAGCGCGTGACCGCAGAGCTGGTGCCTGAGCACCAGCATGGTGATGGGTCCGGCCATCAGCGGTTCACCCGCGAGCAGAGCCAGAGCAGCAACCCGCACCAGGCTGCGATGCCGAGGCAGCCGAGTACGTCGATCGCGTGTTGGTTCACAGGTAGGTCCTCGTTCCGGGGTCGCAGGTGGCGCCGACGATCGCGAGCCAGCATTCGGGGTTCTGCTGCATGATCAGCGGCGGTTTGGGGACGCGGGGGGTTCCGGGTGCGCCGCTGTGAGCCGTTTTGACGGGCTTGGGGGTCCGGGTCGGGCCCGAGGGGCTCGGGGGGTGGATATCGGGCCCGAGGGTGGCGCCGGGCCCCAGAGCGACGGCGATTGCGGCGAGGGCGCCGGCGAGGATCGCGGCGAGCGACCATCGAGGCGTCACGGTGTGCTCCGTTCAGCGCGGCAGCCCCGCGCGCGGGTGAGTCGAGAGTCCGGGTCAACCCAAGATCGGTTTGCCGTACCCGGCCAGTAGGTGGGCCGGCATCGCGTCCCGGCAGAGCGCTGTCGGGACCGGCCCGGTAGGGCGAGCCGGTTCGATCCGGTTGGTCGGATCGGCTCGGGATGGTGATCAATGTCGAGTCCGCGAACGGACAGCACTGCCAAAGCACACCTGACGGTGCAGGGTTTTGCGTAAGTAGTTACTACCGCGCGCGCGTGGCGACACTGTGGTGTCGGTGAATGGGGTTTGGCAAAGTGTCGGTAAATCCGCGAATTAACCGACACTGTGGTGTCGGTGTTCATGCTCAAAACAGAGTGTCTTTCTCGGGCGTGAATCGCGGCACCCGGTAAGTAGTCGGCCGCCCGGGCGCGACATAGATCGGACCCCCTTTCAGGTCCTTGCGGATCGGAACCCGCATCTCGAAACCGATCGAGGACAGCCGTTGCAGCAGGGCCCGGACCCCGGTCGACGACAGCCCGCCGAGGTCCCGCCTGAGAGCGTCGATCCCGGACACCGATTGTTCGGCCGCATACTGCCCCTCCCTGGTGCTGTCCGGCAGGTCGGCCGCCAGCAGGATGATCAGCAGTCGCTCGGTCGGCTTGATCGTCGCGGGCATGGTCCGGATCACCTCCCGGACAAGTCGAGCGCCCATCAGCGCGGTCTCGCGAGGTTCGATGCAACCATGTGCAGCGTCCCCCCTCTCTCACACAGAGGTGGTGGGCAGGTTCGATCCGGGCCGGCCGCGGCGAGCGGTCGGCCCGGTGCAGTTCCGGGGTCACCGTACGCTCCCGACGTCGCCCGGGTCCGTGGCCGGTTCCCACCGCCACACCCCAGCCGGGCCGGTCGTTCGTAGCTTGAGCTCGGACACCCCGACCCCCTGCATTTCGGCCATGAGGGTTGCTCGGCGGGCCCAGACCACTGCCGGATCCTCGACCGGCAGTTCGGCGAGCATCCGGGCTGCTCGGGCCCGGATGCGCCGGGCGACGACCTCGAACGCTTCGGGCCCGTCGTGCCGGGGCCGCTGACCGACCGCCATCAGCGCCGTCCCTTCCTGAACTGTGCTCGGATGCGGGCCCGCTGGTCGGCGAGCAGCTTGTCTGTCACCTCGGGATGGCAGTCCGGGTGATAGGCGTCGAGCAGGGGCACCAGCGGGCGCCGGCAGGTGGCCGAGGCGCACGGTTCCCCCTGCTCGACCGGTTGCGGGCACTGGTGCAGCCGGCGCCCGGTCCCGTCTGGTGCGGGTAGCTCGGGCCCGGTCAGGGTGCGTACGCGGATCCGGACGAGGTCGAGCTCGATGATCCGGGTTCCGTCGTCGGACGGTTCGGGTTCGAGCTCGACCAGTCGCCCGGTCACGGTGAACAGCCGCAGTACTGCGGCGCTGCAGTTGTCGCACACACCCTGACCGGGTGCCATCAGCTCGGCAGGCTTTCCGGGTGGTTGTCGAGCGCGCACGGGCACGCCTGATACCGGTCCGAACCGTCGAGGACCCGCCCGCCGCAGTTCGGATGCTTGCCGGCGACACACTCGGGGCACGGGCCCGGGGTGGCCGGGGTCAGCCCGGTCGCGGTGCAGTCGTCGGCGTGCGTCGAGAAGATCGACGACCCGCAGCTGGTGCACCGAGGCGCGGTCGCCCACCGCACCTCATCCATGACCGGCTCGCTGATCCTCTGGCCGAGCAGGGGGCCGTCGATGTCCGGGTCGACGTGAGCGGCCAGCCAGAGCAGCAGGCGGTCGGCGAGCGCGGTCATGCCCTGCCCGTGCTGGTCGATCAGCAGCTGCTGCGCCTCGGGCGTGTGCAGCCCGGTGACGTCGATGCGGTGCACCACCCGGGCCGCGACCTCGAGCGCCACGCAAGCGGCGTCGTAGGTCGTTGGTCCGGTCTGCAGCACGGCGTCGAGCTGCTGCGCCTCGCCCTCGGCCCGCCCGACCTGGACCCCGGATCGGAACCCTGCTGCGTGTCCCTCGGCCCGGATCCGCTGCTCTCGTTCGGCGGTCGCGTCGACGAACGCGGCCACCCGATCGGCCTCTGTGTAGGGAAACCGGTCCTCGACCGGGCGCGCCGGCTGGTCGCCGTCCGGCCACGGGCATGTGCGGCAGGAATCGGTCACCTGCGGCGAATCGGAGAGGAACACCTCGTGCCCCGGGTTCTGATCCCGGTGTTGTTCACCCGTCGCGCCCATCAGACGACCGCCGTCAGCTTGCGGCCGAGCGCCTCGCGCCACGACTGGTCAATCCGGTCCCGGGTCTTGAGCCCGTCGTCGTCGCCGTGCCGGCTGGTCACCGTGCCGATGAACCCGTGCCCGCACTGAACCACGAACCCCCGCTGTTCGGCCGACCCGGTCGCCCGGATCCGCAGCGGCGCGTCGTACTGCGTGCTCGCCTCGGCGAACAACTTGATCACGTCGCCGTGCTGCACCAGATCCTTGTGTCGCTCGCCGGCGCCGGCGATCTGGTTGAGCGCCTTCCCCATCAGGTCGATCAGGTCAGGGAAACTCTCGTGCGGCGGGTCGAACGTGTAGATCACCCGCTCGCCCTCCGACCAGAGCCCGCCGATGTCCTCGAACTCGATCTCACCGGCCCGGATGTCGACCGTGATCGCGATCAGTTGATCGACGTCCGACGCAACGGCTTTCGAGCTGACCCACGCCGCGAGCAGCGGGATGTGTCGCGGTTGCAGATCGACGATCAGCGGCGCGTCGGTCGGTTCCCAGATGTCACCTCGGCTGTCCTCGACATAGGTCAGCTTGGCCAGCGCCGCCGACTGCTCATTGCAAGCGCCGATGAACAGGGTGCCTCGGGCGAACGTGAGGCGGATCCGGTGCTGTGCCTGCGCGTCGGCTTTCTTGCCCTTCCGGTGATGCGCGTGCACCGCCTTGAGAGCCTGCCGCAGCTCGGTAGTACCGACCTTGACGGTGGCTTTCGTGGTCGGCTCGGGTGCCGACATGCTGTCACTCATAGTGCGAGAGTCCTCTCGGGCCAACGGATTTTCTTGAGCGCCGCCAGGTTGGCGGCGGGTAGGGGGAACGACTCGACCGGGCGGCCGCAGTACCGGGCAGCCATCGCCGCCAGCACCAGCGCATCGGCTTCGTCGTTCTGTGTGATCGCGGCGCCGACATCGCCGTACGCCGCTTGAACAGCTGAGATGACCATCTGCTTGGTGACTTTCGTCTTTCCCTGAGTGGACCCTGACCCGGTCGCGTACTGCTTGACCTGGGGCGGTGACACCTCGGCCACGGGTATCCCCAGGTCGAACAGGCGGCTAACGATGCGGTGCCAGTTGCCGGCCGACTCGTGCGCCATCTGCCCCCCGGTCGACCCGAGCGACGGGCCCTCGACCAGCACCAGATCAGGCAGGCGGTCGATGCCCCGGGTCCCGGGCGGGCACATCCCGAGCCGGACCATGATGCGGTCCTCGACCGACCTCAGGCGCGTCTGCCGGTCGAGCAGGGACGGGGCGAGCCCGTCCGGCCGTCTGACCGGTTCGGAGACGATGCGGCGGGTGCTGATCGGCACGACGTCGTTGTCGTCGATGATCGCGAGTCCGGTCGAGCTCAGGCTGATGTCGATCCCTGCGACCCTCACTCTGGGATCCCGTCCGGGCGCCCGTTGACCGCGGCCAGCCGGCCGAGGTCACGGACCGCCCGAACAGCAGCCTCGGCCAGGTCGTACGGGCTCGGCGGCCTTCCCACCGCCCACAGATCGGGGTCGCGGGAGATCCTCGCGGCGACCTCATAGATCAACCGCTCGTTCATCTGCGGTTCCCACCGGACGGACATCCGCACGGCGTACACCCGACCCATGTCGCCGACGTCCGACCAGCCCTTGTGATCGACGTTCAGCACGGTGAGCGAGTGCGCGGCCGCCTCGCGGTAGGCGTGCCGAAGCATCTCCGCCTCGACCTCGGTCAGGTCGCTGTAGTCGGCCGCCAGCCGGGCCAGGGTCGGCGGGTCAAAATGCCTATCGAAATTGAATTTTCCGTCTTGCCAGCGGGGCACGGGCCCGTCCGGACTCATCAGCACCACAGTCAGATCCTCTCTGCCGGGGGTTCCCAGTACGGGCCGGTCGTCTGCTCGAGGATCCGCACCCGACCGAACCCGTCCGGGGCCCGCTTGAGCTTCGCCTCGGGGTAGGTGAGGCACCGCTTTACCTCGATCACCGCGCGCCGGTTCACGGTCCGGACAGGCCACCGGTCCATGAACAGCGGTCCCAACCACTTTCGGCCGTGCTGCTCTTTCCAGTGCTCCCACCAGTTGGCCGGCACCTCGAGGTCGGCCGAGTAGGTGTCGCGGGCGAGGGTGTCGGTCAGCACGTACTTCCTCAACTGCATGACCAGCGCTTTATACATGATCTCGTGCCGGATGCTCAGCTCGGTGTTGACCAGCACCTCATGCGAAACCATCTGCTGCGCCGCGAATTGCTGCCATTCAAGGTCTACCGCCCGCAGCTCTGGCAGCACGTAGTCGTCGGGTTCCATCAGTGCCCTTCGGTCGAGTGGACAGCGCGGGACGCCGCCACATAGTCGGGGTGTTGCGGGCGCTCGGGGTGCCACGCGTCCACCCGCAGCGTGACCCCCTCGCCGAGGTAGATCGGCCAGGCAGGGTGCTCGGCCCACTCCCGAGCGATCCGGACCGCGCACGAGGGGCGAACCCCGATCCGCACCAGCAGCGCCATCCGCTTAAGTACGTCGACCTCGGCGTCGGTGTAGCGGCGGGAGTACCCGCTACCGGGTGCGGCAGGGTCGCCGGGGGTGCCGTGCAGGTTGTCGACGGCATCCTTCGCCTTGATGTAGCCGGAGTCGGTCCACCGCCAGAGCGTCACGTATTTGACGCCAGCGGCGAGCGCGGCCTCTGTTGCGTTGTGTGGCACTGTGTTTCGTCCCTTCGGGTCGGGTTAGAACAGTGGGGTCATTTGGGCGAGCCGGGCGGCTGCAGCGGTCGCCGCGCGGGTCTCAGCGTGGTGCGGTGCGTCATACCGCAGGTGGCACCTCTGGCACATCGCCCGTAGGTTCGCGTCGTCGCAGTGCTCCGGCGTGTGGTCGAGGTGCGCCACGGTCAGGATCACCAGCGACCCGGTCACGGGGTGCGGGCGCCGCTGCACCGCTTGGCACCGGTCGAGGTCCGGGCCGAACAGCTCGATCAGCAGGGGGTCGTCGAGGTCGATTGCCTCGGCGGTCGGGTTGTCGTCGAGCTCGGCACGGTGATCAGTCCCGCACTCGCCGACGCACTCGCACCGGCCGCCAGCGCGCTCCCTGCGGATGCGTAGGCTGATCAGTGGCCAGTCGACGGGATAGCGGGCCCGCTCGCTCTTACGAGTCGGCATCGGCCCGGAACCCCTTGCAGCAGCAGTGTTCCGGCCGCATCGACCCGTAACCGTCTTCCTCGTCCTGCATGCACGATTCGCAGCACAACCCCCGGTGCTGGTCGCTGTGCACGAAGAACAGATCCCACCGCGCGTGAGGCATCGGGGCGAGCTGCCCGCTGTACCGGCGAAACCACCGGTTCTGCGAGCGCGGGCCCCACTTCGCGATGACGTCGGGCACGCCACCGCCCGGGGTCGGGGGGTGCTCAGGCTGGTAGTCGGGGTCATCGAGCGGGGCGAGCGCGGGCCCGGTCACTGGTCACGCTCGCCGAGGTCGAGCAGGGGCATACCGTTCCTGCACTTCGGCTCGCCGCACGTACCGTCACACCCGACGACCACCAGCCGGTCAGGCGCCGGCCGCGACAGGTCGGGCCCGCTCGGGGCATGCTCTCGGCACTCGATGCCCTCCTCGACGTGCTCGGCGTAGATCTCGGCATCGTCCGCCCACCGCAGCACCTGCAGCAGGCATGACCCGGCCCAGCTGCCAGCGCGCGGATCTTTGTCCGTCTCGTGGGCGCCGAGCGCGTAGACGATCCGCTCGACGTCGCGCAGCAGCAGCACATGCGGCGCCCGGCACGGCCAGCAGTAGAGGTTCATCGTGCTGCTGTCCGGGGGCGGAGACGCTTCGACGTTCGCGTACACCCAGTGCCTCCGGTCGAGGTTCAGCAGCCTCATCGATCCCTCTCCGTTCTGTCGGTGGTCCCTGGTTGGATGCGCAGCTCGGGGTGCTCCCGTAGAAACTCCTCCTGCTCGGCCCGGATATGCGCCCGGATCTTCTGCCGCCGCAGCAACCGCAGCAGCGCCGCGATCACTGGTCGCGCCGTTCATCCGAGGTGTCGAGCTGCCACGGCCCGTAAGTCACCTGACGGGACATCTCGAACGGCCCGATCGCGCCCGGCTTGTCGAACCCGATCACGGCCTGCTCGCGTTCGTACCCGCCCTTGCCGTCCGGCACGTAGTAGTACCGGGCCCGCTTGGTCGTCGTGCCGGCAGCGGGCCCGCGCAGCGTGAGGTCTCTCATTTCTCGGGTCCAATCTCTCGGTCAGCGATCGTGGCGAGCTCTTCCTCGGTCAGCTCGCCGGCCGCCTGATAAGGCCGCTCCGACGCAATGTCATCAGCAGGTGGGATCGAGTCGCTGCTCTGCTCCTCGGCCAGAGCAGCGATGACGTCGGCGAGCTCCTGCGCGGTCATGTCGGCCGCCGTCTCGATGTCCCGCTGCACGATGCCCCGGCAGTACGCCAGCCGGGCCCGCGGGTCACGCTCGATGCCAGCCGCGTTCATCGCCCACACCAACTGATCAAGCGGCCCCGGTGCCCGAGCCGGCAGAGGCGCACCCTCCGGGATCGGCTCGACCGTGTACGGCAACCGGGTGCCCTTTGACGGGGGCAGCATCGCGGTCAATGGCTTCCGTATCCCGGACATGTGGCTCAGCCGGATACCGCCGATTGCCTTGCCAGCCCACCGCACCGAGTCGTCCCGGTAGAGGGTAACCCGCTTCCCAATGTAGACATCCGACTCGGGCCCCCAGGCCATAACCATCAGACGTAGAACAGTTTTCGCTGGTTTCCACGGTTGCGGGTGCTCGGCCAGATAGATCCATACCGGCTGCTCGGACGACCCCCGCCGGACGTCGGTGATGGTGAATGTGCGGGGCCCGCCGAGCAGATCCTCGGCGTTCATCTGGTCAGACTTGGGCGCGATCGCCTCGGTCAGGTCCATCAGTCGTCTGTTCCTTCCTGAGCGCGGTTACGGCGAGCGCGTTCTCGACGCGTGGCCGGTCGGGTCCGCTTGTCGATGGTCGGTGCCCCGCCAGTGACCGGGTCAGGGTTGTGCCACCAATCCGGGGCTGGTGCGCCGTCGTAGAACCCGGGCCAGAACGACCCGCAGACGAACAGCTCGGAGTCGTCGGTGATGACGTGCGAGAAGATCATCAGCCGACCTCGATTTCTTCCTCGTATTGGCGTTCGATCCACGCCGGAACACCCGACGTAGCAACCGTGTTCGGCGCCACATGACCCGGCCACACACCGGCCGCGACGCACTCGGCCCACTGCTGCATAGCCTCATGATTCTGAGCCGCCGCAACCAACATGGCCGGGGTGTCCATCTGCATCGGCACGATCAGGTGAGGGGGCCGCTTCGACTGCATCAGAAACGTCACCTCGGCGTAACGCCCGAACAGGGTCAGGATCGCCGACTCATAGGTTGACGCCTGCCGGTGATACCCGTAGTCGTAGTTCTTCTTTCGCATGTTGTCGTCGGGCTTCACCTCGTCCGCGGTCTTGTAGTCCACCAGCCGAACGGTGGTTCCGTCGTCGAGCATGTCGGGTAGGTGGTCGATCATGGCCCGCCGCTTCACCTCGACCACGGTCCCGTAGAGCGAGTTCTTCGGGTCGGTGACCCGCACGTGCTCCACCCAGAAGAGACAGACCTCGGGTCGGCCTGGTTGGGTCAGCAGTTCGTGCGGCAACGGGTCGGCCTTGATCGCCTCGGCCATCGCAGCGATCACGGCGAACTGGTCACCGTAGATCGGTGTCCGGCCGGCAGCCCGAGCGGCATCGACGTCCCGTTTCTGCGCCTTACCTTCCTTCGTCCGGCCGTCGAGCTTGCACGGCTCGAACACCTCGAACCGCTCACCCTGGCCGAGCACGATGGCGTGCGCGACGTGCCCGAAATCGAACGCGTCCGACGTCTTCCGGACACCGTGGCGCCGGTCGTAGTCGAACTGCGCCGGGCAGGAGGTCAGCAGTTTCTTGGCGTCCGAGTTGCTGAACCAATCACCGGTCACGGCGAACGAGTGATACTCCTCGGCGGTGAGCTGGTAGACCCCGGGCAGGGTGATCAGCTTGGGCCCGTCCGGGCCGAGGGGGGTGCGCCACGGGGCGAACTGCGGGCCCTGCTCGCCGTACGGCAGGAACCGGCCCGACCGATTGTCGAGATCGAACGCTGCTCGGCCAGCAGGCGTCAGCTCGGCCTCGATGGTGAAGCTGAACGACGGTTCCCAGGCCAGCGCCTGCGGATCGTCGAACCGGTCAACCTCGTCCGACCACGTACCCGTGTCCTCGTTGAACTGCGGGTCTTCCTCATTCGGCACCTCGTGTGCGGTGCTCTCCCGGATTGCGTTGAGCACCCGCTGATCGTCGTAGGCACCCGGATTATTCGCCGGATTATTCGGCTCGGCCTCGGGCACGTCCGGGCACGCTGGGTCATGCGCTCCCAGGTCGCCGAAGCAGTTCGGGCACTTCGGCGGATCGCCCCCACCGATCATGATCGGTGGGGTGGCCACGGTCGCCGCAACGATCGCCTGCTCGGTGTCCGCGCGCAGCTGGTCGAGCAGATCACCATCCGGCGCCGGCTCACCCAACTCCCGGAACCCCCGCCCCATGTACGCGAGCCCGTCCGCCTTGAGCGCGGCCAGCTCGGGCCCGGTGAGGTCCGAGTGCGCCCGGTTGGTGTGGCCCTTCCTCCGGCACACCGAGCACCTCACGACCGCACCTCGTGCGCGCACCCGACCGCGCCCCGCTCGTGGCTCACGCCCGAGCAGTGGCACGTCAACCTCGACGGCGGGCCCGGCTTGGGCCGGACCGTGCCCGCCGTCTCCTCGACCCCCATCAGCCGGTTCATGCCCGGCACGCTGCACCCGGGCGACCCGAGGTCGTGCGGCAGACCCGTGCACCGGCACGTCGTCGCCCGGGCCCGCTGATTGTCGGTCGGTTCGGTGCCGTACGCCGGCGCCTCGACCACAGGATCGACACTGCCGCCCAGCAGCCGCACCCGGGTCTCCTCGGCGCTCACAACGGCAGCAGAGACCGCCCGCTCGTTCGCCTCGACCTCGGCCTCGACATCCCGGCCAGCCGCCGCCAGCGTGGCGTGCACCTGCGCCGCCGCCAGCCAGGCCATGACGTTCCCCCGGTCGTAGTCGCTGTCAGGTGACCAGCCTTCGCGGCCGGTCGCGGCCATCCGGCGCCGGGCCTTGGCCACCAGCTGATCGGCCGCCCGGAAATGATCTGCTCTCTTCATGCCGTGCACTCTCCTACTCAGGTCAGACATTCGTGATCGGGTTCACGACGCTTGTTCGATCCGCACCCCAGGACTCTGGGAGGATCACCCACGTCGGCCGGCGAGCCCCCCGAACCATTCCCCTCTACGTCGGGTAGTGAGGGGACGGCCAGGGTGCGGGCTCACCGGCCGACACCCCGAGATGGCTTTACTTCCTCGTCGACTTCACCGCGGCAATCGTCTTCGCGACCACGATGACCAGCTTGGCCGCACCCTTTGCCGCGCTCTTAGCAGCAGCGCCCGCCCCGTTGGTGACCGGGCCATCACCACGGCCATAGTCCTGCACCATCAGGGCCGGTCGATCGTGCGCTGGCACCAGGCACCGGAATCGGCCATGGCCAACTGCACCACGTTCACCACACCCGCCACGGTGTCAGGGCCACCCTCGATCAGGGTCCGGTACACGTAACCCGGCTTCGACAGGTCCCGGGCGTACACCCCGGTCAGGGACCGCTCGCCGCCCGACTTGAACGTGAAGAACATGGACGTCGAACCGTTCGGGGGCCCAACGACCCGCAACGGCCCGGGAGAGTTGATGACCCCATACCGGAATCTGGTGCCGTCCCACTTGGCGGAGAACGTAACCCGCCAGTGCTCGGACAGGTTGCAGCCGGGCGGGGCCGCCGCGGGCGCGACGATCGGCTGGCTGGCGGCGAGCAGCTGCGCCGTGTGGCCGGCGACCCGGGTCGCGCCGGTCGCGGGGGTGGCGCTACCGAACGCGGCGATCAGGATCAGACCGATCGTTGCGGCGATCGTCGCGAACGCGGCCCGGTACCTCTCTCGCCGAGGTGGTTCCCTGTGCATGGCAGTGCCTTTCATGGTGTGTTGTCGGGGTGGCCCGTGCCGGAGAGGGGTCCGGCACGGGCCGGGGAAACTCCCGATCAGGTGATCAGAAGTTGGCTGTCAGATCCTTCGGACCGACCGAGCAGAACGTGGCCGGCGAGCCGCCCCAGTCCGCGATCAGGTAAGCATTCGGGGGGTTACCCGATGCCCAGGTGAACGGGATCACGTCGCCGTTGACGATGTGGTGGTTCGACCCGAACTCGAGGTCGGTGAGGGCACCGGCTGTCTCGAAATTCTTGGCCAGCCCGGTCGTCGTCAAGGTCCAGTTGGGGTTCGTACCGCTCACGGTGTAGTACCAGGTCCAGAACGATTCATAGGCGTTGTTCGTAGCGTCGTAGCAATGAAAGTCCATCGAGAACGACCCTGAGATGTCCTTCGGCGGGGCCGGAGGAACGTTGCTGCCCAAGTCGAAATTGCTGCTGGTGCAGGAGTACGGGTAGGACCCGGACCCGATCCACGACTTCAGCAACCCGTTGTGAATGTTCGTCGCCGGGTTGTTCGAGTGCGAGACCAACACGTAACCCCACCCGGATGCCGCCGGGGTGCCAGCCGTGATCGTGGTCGACCCGGACGGCAGCGACGACGCGATCGACTGGTAGAGCCCCTTACCGGACGCCGACGCGAAACCAGAGCTCGACGTGGTCGTCGTGCTCGCGTTGCCCGAGGTTGAAACCTGTGGCGCCCAAGCCTTGTACGTCAGACCCGTTGTCCCCGGGCCGGAGTAGCGGGCCTCGGTCAGCGTGAACTTGACCTGACTGGCCGAGTAGTTGCTGACCGTGTAGTCGTAGCTGAAATTGTGCGTGCCGTTGGATGCGGTGCATGACTGGTTGGTCGTGTACGAACCCTGGGTAGGTCCGTCACCGATCGTCGCACTGGCAGGGGCGGCGCCGGACCCGAAAACCGCCAGGAACAGTGCGGCGATCACGGCTGAAACTCTTCGCATGACTAGCCTTTCGGTTGATCGGATGTGTTGCGTGGCCCGGCCCGGAATCGAACCGGCGCCGGGCCCCAGGTCAGACACCCTCGAGGATGCCCGCCAGAATCAGTTCCCCCACGAGGCGGGGCTCGCCGTCCCGGATGGCCTGCTTGCGCACGCGCGGGCGGGTTCCGCACCGGGGGTACTCCGGCCGGTACCAGGTCCACCGCGCTAGCTGCTTACGTTCGAGCATGAACACTGCAGGCACAGCCGGGGCCCCCTACTCGTCGGACTGCAGTTGACCGAGCACGCCGTCCGCGCTCTCCCGCAGCTGGTTGGTTGCCGCGATCATCGTCTCGACCTCGGCGAGCGCCGCCTCGAACAGCGCCGCGCTCACACCGATGTCGGCGCACTCAGCTATCGCCCGCTCGCAATCGGCTTTCAGGGACTCCCAGAACGTCACGGCCTGGTCGAGGGACTCCTTACCGGCACCAGCGGTGCCGGCCATGTCCTCACGTCTGCTCATCTCGTTTGCTCTCTCTCGTCGGGGTGTTTCAGAGCGTGCCCGCCCCGGGACTCGAACCCGGATCCCCACCGCTTCCCCCGATGAACATCCGAGGTACTGAGGCGGACTCTTGCCGATTGAGCTAGGCGGGACATGACGGTCGGTCCGGGGGTTCGAGGATCGCCCAACCCGGGGCCCGACCGCCGTTCAGAGGTGGGCCAGATCGGCGGCGAGCTCGGCCTCGGCCGACTCACCATCGATCGCGCCCAGAGACAGCGCCATCGCCGCATACTCGCTGTCGACCACGCGAGATATCAGGGGGCTGTCACACGCGGTGCACATCGCGACGATCACGAACCCGACCCCGGGCAGCAGCGGCTGAACACTCGCCCGCTCGAACGGGATCGGCGGACTCACCCGGTACTCGACCGGGGGCACCGCCCGTGTCCCGCAGCCCCTGCACGGCAGCTGCAGGCACCGGCCGGAGTAACGAGGGCCCGCGGTCACCACCCGGGCGATCGCCGCCTCAGCAGCCGACGCACGGCCCGGGGTGAGCAACCGGTGCCGGCCAGCGCTCACCAGCTTCGGGGTCGAGTTACGGCGGGGCCGCCCGGCCCGGGTGAACGTCGGGACGACCAGGCCGAGGCCGAGCAGCGAGCAGAGCAGCAGCCAGAACAGGGACGGGGGGAGCAGCAGGGGGTTGGTGAGCACCGGTAGATCCTTCGGTCAGTCGTGGTCGGTGAGGTCGAGCAGCCGGGCGAACCCGGGTCGTGATCGTCGCCAAGTCTCGGCGACACGTTCTCTGGTGACACCGGGCGGTGCGGCGCGCATCCACTCGCTGATGGCTCGCGGTTCGAGGTCGCGCTCGATCGGGAACGTCGGTCGCGTCTGGCCGAGCGCGGCGAGCGCGTTCGTCCGCAGCTGCTCGGCTTCACCCGGGGTCGCGGCCAGCTGGTCGCGGGTCCGGCACTCGGCCGATCCCGGGTCGCACATCGGGTGACCACACGCCAGCCGGACCGAATTCGCCGGCCGCCTCATCCGACGATCCCCATGCCCCGCAGGAACGGCTCGAGCAGCAGCAGCCCGAGCACCGCCCCGTACAGCAGCCCGTAGTCGGACCACCGACGCTGCCGGCGCGGCGCCGCCTGCGGGACCACCGGCAGCACGCTGGTCGGCGCGTCCGGGTGCACAGCCGGCAGGATCCGCCCGCTCACTGGCCCGGGCCTTCCGTGCGGAACGCGCCCACAGCGTGGCCCTCGGAAACCAGGGCCATCTCCTCGATCGACGCCCGGGCGATCCCCTGCAACCGGACGTGCTCGGCATCCGCAGCCGCGTTGCCGACACCGACGTCGGCCGGCAGCTGCTCGCGGCCCTGCGTGTCGACGACCTCGGGCCCCTCGATCCACACCAGTTGCGTCCGGAACCCGCCGAGCATCCCGTACCACCAGTGCTGTTTCGTCATCCCGACCCGCCGAACATCCGCCTCGACATCCCACCCGAGCCGGCCGGCCAACTGCTCGGCCACCGCCCGATCAGCGCTGTCGCCGAAACTGAGATGGATCTGCGAGTAGTCGCTGTCGAGGTCGATCGACAGCCGGATGCCCGGGTCTTCACCGATCTGCGGCCGCAGATCCCACAGCGCGCTCGCGATCCGGTTCAGCCGGCGCAGCTGAAACTCGACGGTCATCGGGCTCGGCGTACGCCCGTCAGCGGCCTGGGGTAGGTCCCATGCGTTGATCATGCGGTCACGTCCTCAGTCAGGGTGTCAGGGGTGATGGTCGACAGCGGCACCCGGAAGTACCGGGCCACCGCCAGCAGGTCGGTCAGGGTCCACTGCACGTCACCCGCCATCCGCTTGGACAGCGCCGGGTGCCGGAGGTTGATCTGCTCGCCGAGCGCCGTGATCGTGATGCCCTCGGCGGCCGCGAGCACCCGAATGTTGCGGGCGACGACGGCGACAAACGGCGCCCGGTCGGTGGTCTCTTCTGCCGTCTGTTCGGTCATGGTGTCTGCGGTTCCGTCCGGTTGGTGGTGACTGCCGGCCCAGCGCCGGCAGCGTGCGGGGGGTCAGGGGTGCGAGCGCCTGACTGGTCGCCGTTCTCGGCGGCCGGCCGGACGGCGAGTGCGGGTCGGACCGCAGCGATAAGCGCATCGGCGACCGCCCCGTGCGACAGCGGCAGACCGACCGACGCGACCGCATCCACCTTGTCGTTGAGCTGGTGCGCCTCGAGCTCGACGAGCAGCCGCTCGGTTGCCGGTGTCAGCTCGATCAGCGGGGGCAGCTCGACGGACTCGACCGGGCGGCGCAGCGCACTCTCAATGATCCGGACCTGCGCGTAATAGCGCTGCTCCATGTCGCGCAGACCAGCGCGGCCAGCTTCAAGCGCAAGACCTTCGATTCGGCTGATCTCCGCGCGGCGCTCGGTGTCTTCGTCTTCGGCCGCCCGGGCGACCGGCGGGCACTCCGAACACGCGCGCCGCGAGTACAGACCCGCCGTCCGGTGCCACGGGTTCGAGCAGCCCGACGTGTCGACGTCCGGCTCGGCCAGGATCGAGGCGGCCGGATCGCCGCCCAACGACCGCACCTCGTGCGCCTCGGCCGCTTCCCGATCAGCGTCGTCGGCGATCCGCCGCAGCTCATCCGCAGCAGCGTTGATCAGCGCCTGCTCGTGCTCGGGCAGGATGTCGACCGGCGCCTCGTGCTCGCGCTCGGTGTGACCCTGCACGCCACACACAGCGCACGGCGTCGGCCCGATCGGGTCCACCTCGGCCGCGACGACCTCGACCGACGACCACGCGCACCCGAACAGCATTGATGCTTCACGCACATCCTTCGGGCCGTCGCCGTAACCGTTGTACTGGCGGGCGAACCGGCGGCACTCGCCAGAGGGCATCTGCACCCGGGTCAGCTGGTACCACTGGCCTGCGACCGCGACCCGGATCGCGTCGGACTGGCCGGTCAGCTGCGCCGGCCCAGTGACCGGCCACGGTGCGCCGGCGAACGCGGCGTCGTGCTGGTCGACCGTGATCTGCGTGAGGATCCGCACCCCGTGCCCGGCCGCCTCGATCAGCGCGACACCGTGCGCCTGCTCGATGGTCTCGGTGGCGATCGGCGTGAACGTCTCGGCGACGTCGGCGGAGGCGGTGCGGGCGCGGCCGGCGCTGTCGGCGAACCGGACGATCGGGGCGGCGCCGGCAACGGCGGTCCGGCGGGCGTTGGCGGTCCGGCCGTTCGCCAACCGGACGGTACCGGCGGTCACGGCTGCTGCGGTGCTGCTCTCTGTCGTCATGCCGATGACACTAAACGGGTACACCTCGTTCCGTCAAGCACCATCTTGTTCTCAAAACAGTTGCTTTTGTTCTCGCGCGCGCGCATAATAGACACATGACGACACAGAGCAACCCCAACGGATGCGGATACTGCGACACCACCGCCGGCACCAGCTGCCAGCACACGAACGAGACCCAGACCTACAGCCACCCCTCAGACGGCGCCCGGGTCCAGTACGTCGACCTGATGCACCCACCGACCCGCTGACCAGCCGGCGGGCCCCCACCCGGGGGCCCGCCCCCCTACCCGAAGGGAACCACCGCTCATGGCGCCAACCATCGGGCTGGTCGCGTGCTCGGCAGGCAAGCTGCCCACCGAGGCACCGGCCGCCGACCTCTACACCGGTCAGCTGTTCCGCAAGGCACGCGCCTACGTCGAGCGCGAGTGCGACACCTGGCTGATCCTCTCCGCCCTCCACGGGGTGCTCGGGCCGGCCGAGCTGGTCGCCCCCTACTCGATGTACCTGCCCGCGCAGCCGGCCGCCCACCGGGCAGCGTGGCGCCGGCGTGTGGCCGAGCAGCTCGGCGACCTGCTGCACCCGGGCACCCGCGTGGTCTGCCTGGCCTCGGCGCCCTACCGGACGTGGATCGACGACCTGCCGCAGGTGACGGTCGAGGCGCCGCTGACCGGGCTCGGCATCGGCGACCAGCTCGGGTGGCTCACCCGCAACGCACCGACGACGAAAGGCTGACCATGATGGCCAAGCCACAGACCGTGACCGTAAATCTCAAGATCACAGTCGACCCCGAGGAATGGGCCCGTAGCTACTCAGTTACGGGCAAAGACGCCATCCGTGATGACGTCAGGAGATACATCCTGAACCATCTGCAGCAGTCGGTAGCAGCAGACGAATGCGCGCTAACAGCCGAGCTGCGTTGAACAGAAACGCTTTCCACATGCGGCCAGACCTCCCACCCGAGGACGGACTATTCGAGGTCGGCCCGCCCGACTTCACCCGTAGACCATGGACTACCCGCCGAATCGCACCTGAGACGCTCGGAATGTGGGCGGTCCGTTGGCACTACTCAGGCAACGGAGGGCCCACCCCCGCCGCCTACGGGGCATTCGGCCCAGACCTAGCAGTGGTCGTCGGATTAGCCCAATCGTCGAGCAAAGACGGATTGCGCGCTCGGTTGGGGCTGACCAGCCGCCCGGGGAACCTCGAGATATCCCGTGTCGTAGCGCACCCGGACGCGCCCGCTAACTCCGTCAGCTACGCGCTCGGACTGTGCATGAGGGTGTGGCGGGCCGAAGGGATCGAATGGGTATTTACCTATGCCGACACCGGGCAAGGCCACCATGGGGGCATATATCAGGCGGTCAATGCGATCTACGTCGGCGCCACGAAAGCACGGCCAGGGTTCACCCTTGACGGTCGAGTTGTAGCACAGCGAACGATCGGGAGGATGTTCGGAGGGCAGGGGCCCGACGCGCTCGCCCGTGCTCGAGCAGCCGGCCACCGGATCGAACGGGTGCCCGGGGTGATGACTCCGAAACACACCTACGTAATCCCGTGCGGGTCGCGCGCATCACGGCGAGATATCCGAAGGATCTTGGAACCTCATCGGCTGCCGTACCCGAAAGGGACAGGCTGATCTGCCGCTGAACATCGAACGACAGCGCCACCCGGCCCGGGGGAACGGGTTCGGGTGGCGCTGTTGCGTGCACCGAGGGTCGAGCTCGGGCCTAGGCGAACCGATCCGGCGGCCGCCCACCACGAGTGTCTCTCAGGACCGCCAGAGGGGCCAGAGGCGCCGCCACCATCGGGGCCGCAGAGCGCACGGCCCACTGTGGCCCGTCCGGCGCCCGCACCACCATCCGCGCGGTGCCTGGCCACAGTCGAACGCGGACCTCATCAGCGGGCGCCCTCGGCGTGCTGCGTGACCACCTTGACCACATCAGTCGCAGGCGTCGGCGTCGACCCGCTGTCCGCGACCGGCACGTACACCGGCGCCGACGCCCAGCCCAGCAACCACCCGGCCTGGGGCAGCACGTACTGCTCCGCCAGCCGCACCAGCAGGTAGTACACGGCGTAGAGCACGCTGGTCACCAGCGCGGTTACGTGGTCGTCGTCGAGGCCGAGCAGCTTGGCCACCGGAAACCCAGCCAGGTAGGCCACGACGATCGGGGTCAGGGATCGGACCACCGAGGGCGCGAACGACTTGAGGTCGGGCACCAGTCGGCGGGCAGAGGTATCAGACATTCGAGGGGATCCTCTCGGGCAAGGGACAGGCCACACACCGCGGCCCGACCCCCAGGGTGACCTACCGAGGCAGCACCGCGCACCCGAGACGACCGGCGAGCTCGATCGCTGACTGCTCGACGTCCCGCCCGTGCTGCGTAACCGGGGGCGCCGCACCGGGCCGGGTGATCGACGCCGTAACGATCGGGCACAGCGTCCGCTTGAGCGATTCGAGCTGCAGCCGGTTGTCGACCAGCACCCCGATCAGCACCAGCACCAGCACCAGCTTCACCCACTTCCGCTGCCGCTGCTGCCTGGCCTCGGCGTCGATCGATACCCGCAGTTGGTTGACCGCAGCGATCGTTGCGGCGCCCTGCTCGAGCAGCTGCCGGCCAGCCTCGGCCGGGTCATCGGACAGTGAGTCAGCGGTCAGGGGCGGGTCGGTCGTCATTGGCGCCTTTCCGGGACTCGGCTTTCGCGATCACCAGACGGGTTACCCGCTGGTGCTCGATTAGCCAATCATCCAACCTGAGCAGCGCCTCATCCACATCGGCGCCGCCGACCAGCCGGGGCACGCGCTTACCGCTTCCGCTCGGACTGTGCGAGCCGCTCAAGCGCCGCCGTCGACTGCTCCAAAGCGGGAACCACCTTGGCCAGGAATGACTCGACCAGCCGATCTTTATCGGCCGTAGCGCGGTCTCCGCGGTCACGTTCCCTCTTCCATCCGTAGGCCAGCGCGAGGCAGAGGATCCCGAGAGGGCCATTCGCCACCGCCAGACCTAGGAGATCAGTGTTCGTGGACGCGCCGGCCGCGGCGAGCTCGGCCACGGCCGGCGCTAACACGCTACTGCCCGGGGGTGGGCGGCAGGCGGTTCTCGACCAGCTCGGCGAACCCTCGGAACGCGTCGAGCAGCTCGCCGACCTTGCCGAGCAGCTCGGTCCGGGCCTGCTCGGTCTGCAGGTCGAGGTCGGTGAGGGCGCCACCGATCGTGGTGATCCTCCGGCCGGGCACGCCCGGATCCTGGTTGTAGATCGTCTGCTGCGCGACCGCCTCGGCGATCGCCTTGATGTCGTCGGGGTGCAGCCGGTCGGCCACGGTGTCTCCCTTGCTGGTCGGTGCGCTCGGCTTGGGAGCAGCAGGCTTGACCGGCTTGCCGGCAGCCTCCCAGCCCCAGGAACGCTCGTTGTCGTACAGGCTCTTGGTCGGGTGCACGCTGACATGCACATGATGTTCGTGAGGGTTGGTGCCCGAGTAGGCACGCCACGCCCAGCTCTCCCGCGCGGACGCGATCCGGCGATCACTGATCACGTATTTGACCCGCTTCTCCTCGCCAGCCTTGCACCGCTTCCGCAGCCAGTCAGCGAACTCAGAGGAGTCGAACCCGTGCGCCGGGTCGTTGGTGATGTCCCGGGCCGTGACGATGCCCGTGGCCCCGTCCTTCACCCACGGGTTGTGATCGCTGTCGCGGGACGCATGAGCAGCGTCACCGATCGTCCCGTCGCTGACCTTGCTCCGCCTCGGCGACCGGGCGTTGACCTCCTCGACCAGCGTGTCGAGGGACTTAGCTGTGCGCCATGTCATCGGGTGCCTTCCTCTCTGTCGGGTGCCACCATCATGCCGCTTACGTCGTCGCGAGCATGTAGGCGAACACCCGCGACCCGAGCGGACTGGTCGCGGTCGTCTTGGCACCGCCCGAAACCTGCGCGACAAACACCTCGATGTAGTCGCCCGCGGTGAAGAATCGATCGAACGTGAACGGGCCCGCGTTGCCGGCGCCCTGGTCGTAGAGCATCTGCCGCAGGTTGGTGCCGCCGCCGATTACCCCGCCGCCGTTGAGATTCACCTGCAAACTCAGGGTCGTGTAGGTCGCGGACGCAAAGCAGATCATCACGTCAACGTGGTAGGTGCCCGAGGTCGTGAACGTAATCCGGCTGGTGTTGACCGACGTCGAGTGCATCGAGTCGGTGTCGTAGATCTCGCTGTCCCAAAGCATCAGGTTGAATGTTGCGCTGCTCGGGATCGACTGGCCTGCCGCGTTGTAGACGTGCACCCGAGGGAACGCCGACAGCAAGAAATTGAGCACGTCGCGGACACCCGCGTTAAACGCCGCCGCACCAATCTTTTTCAGCGACGCGAGCGTGAGAGCCGTTGGGATAACCATGGTTTCGAGCCTCTCTCAGAATCCGGCGGTAGCGGCGTGCCACGCATCGACAATCTCACCAGCAGCATGGACCCGGGCAACGGTCGGGGCCACCCCCCGCACGGTCACAGGGAAAGTCTGCGGGCTGGTCGCGCCGCCCGGGGTAGTGACCGTGATCCGCTCGCCGTTCCAATCGAGGTCGACCGGGTAGTCGGCGCCCGACGCGCTCGCCGGCGAGCTGCTCGTGATGATCAGGGTTCCCGTGCCGGTCGTCCCGACACAGGTTCCGCCGGTCACGGTGGCCACCCCGTCGCCGAACGCTGCCACGCCATACTCGGCGTCGTCGGCGATCGCCTCGGCCGGGTCGTCGGCCGGGGTGGTGTCGAACGTGAACACGGCCCGCTTGCCGTCCCCGGTGTAGAACTCCGACCACCCATCGGCGAACACATCCTGATAGGTCAGCCCCGCGAACTCAGGCGGGAGGTTCCCCACCCGCACCCGGTCGCCGACCAGCAGCGCCATCGCGGCCGCGGTCTTGTCGGTGACCGTGGTTCCCAGGTCGATCGCGAACTGCGACAGCCTGGCCCGGGTGCCAGCGAGCAGCATGGCGGCGATCGAGGATGCGACGTCGAGCGACCCGGCCGCCGACGCGACTGGCGAACCCTCGAGCGTCATCCCGAGCTGTGTCTCGGCGTCGGCGTTGATCAGGCTCACCTGCCCGACCGGGCCGGACACCGTGACCCGGGTCGGTCGCTCGTCCTGCGTTTCCTGGTACTCGGCCGAGGGCAGGTCGAGGTCTTCGACGGCATCGACGGTCAGCGCCACTGCAGCCGGTCGGGCGCCCTCGGCGGTCAGGAACCGGCGGCGGCCGTCCGGGCGGGTGGTGATCCGGCCCCCGGTCGACCGGGCGTGCTCGTTCCACCGGGACAGCAGGTCGGGCGTGTTGTTCGTATACATCAGCTGCGTGGCGTCCGGTACCTGCCGGGTGGCCCCACCGACCAGCGCATCGAACGCGGTGCCCCGCGCATCCAAGAACGCTGACACCCGGTCAGCGTCGGACGGGATCGCCGGAACCGAGAACTCGGAGTAGTCGAAAACCGTGGTGGTGTGATGCATGGTGAAACTACTGATGGACCCCTGAAACGTGTTCTGCTGCTTGCCCTTGCGGAACGGCGACATGGTGCCACCGACGACAACCCACGCCGTCGTCAGGGGGTTGAACGTCGTCCATGCCCCGGACCCGAACGACCGGACCGCCTGCGCCTTATCCCGAATGAAAATGTTCGAGCTGGTCGAGGTGGGGAACTTGATCTGCCACCAATGCCACGTGTCATCCCTCGGCCCGTCCGTCACCAGGAACGACCGCGCCGAGGTGTTGCCCTCCCGCAGCTCCCACTGAATCTTGCCCGCGACCAGCGCCACCGACCACGTCCACAACAGTTGACCGTTGACGTCGTACCCGGTCACCATGTCATCGCCGGTCGCCCCGCCGGCCGGGTCAGCGCCGAGCTTGAACGCGGCCGCGAACCCCCCGAACACCTGCCCCGGACGCACCTGCAGCAGGATCACGGGCGCAGGGCTGTAGAGCTGGTCACCTCGGGTCAGATCGATCTGACCATCGGTCAGGTGGCCACCCTCGGCCCCTGACAGGGTCAGCGTTCCGGGCGGCCCCGAAGGGTTGACGACCAGACCATCCCGGGCCGGCCACGTCGCCGGGTCACCGCTGCGACCGCGAACGCTCTGGCTATCGGTCGGGTCGTTGAACGGCCAGTAATCGATCCGGGTGTCGCCGAGCGCTGTCTCGCCGTACTGCGAAAGCATCTGCCGACGCGCGTACCGACCGAGGACATCCGAGGCGAGCAACTGGCACACGGCGTCGGCAGGGCCCGAGCTGGTCGAGGGGATCCACCGATCCACGAACCCCAGGAACCGAACCCAGGTCGAGGCGCCGGAGACAGCGGTCAGCCGCACCCTGCGGTCGCGCATCACGTTGGGGTAGTACCGGGACGTCGGCGAGTTAGGCACGAACGGGCAGTAGCCGAGCCCGGCCCCGGCCGCCGTCGAGGGGTAGTTCTTGAGCTTCGCAGACAGCGTGGTCGGTGCCTGCTCTTCGCCCGCGGCCGCGAGGGGCCGGATCA